CGCTCGGTGCGAACAAATTTAAAGCCCAGGAAGGTGTCAAGCTGACCGGATACCAGCGCTTTAACACTGTTGTAGTCGGTGGACTTAACCTCAGTGGTGTTTAGCAGGTCTTTCATCTGCTCTGCCGTAACAGCACAAAAGCGCTCCTCATCTTCGTTCACCTCTGCCTCGTCAAGAAGCTGCTTAGCAGAGAGTAGTTTCGCAAGGGTCATGCCTGTACCGCCTACAGCAATTTTTTGACCGGCAGTAAGCGCGACGGTAGTGGTCTCCGTACGTGCCGAACCACCAAGCGCTGCAATGATTACGTCATCTTTCTTGCGGTTGAGGGACATAACCCCGGCGCGGGTGTATTCGCTGGTAGGATCGGCGATGGTTTTGATCTTGTCCATTTTATCGACAAGATCCGCCCAGGCGTAGTCTGCGAGATCCAACCACCGCTTTGAATGCGGGGTTTCAACGTACCGGGTATCAACGTGTCGGCCAGTAATTTGGTAGGGGTCGGTAGCTCCAATGCGCTCAACAGAAAGAGAGGTGCCGACTATGCCAGACTGCACATCTACGCACGACTGAAGACGGCTTTCTTTCTGTTGTACTAGGGTCATGAAATTGTCAGCGTATTGCTTTTTAAACGCTTCGGTAATTTGAAAAGACATGGGTGATCCTCCTAAATGGTGTTCCCTTCCCATTCAAGGTTGTCACCCATGCGGGTGGCCTTTGCCTGGTGTGCTGGTCCTTACGCCAACGGGCCTTGCGGTTATCCGTTAGCGCTTTGGATAGGTTCTTTCATAGTGAGCTTTTACTTTCTCGTTTGTGGCTCTGTGGTCTGGGTGTTTTGGGTTCCAGTAAGCCTCGGACTTCATCAAACTTTCGAGGTCCGCCCCCGATATGGGCGACCCACTTGGGATCATATCTTCTTTTAAGTTTGCCCCCACTTTAGCAAGGAAGCGCAAAACTGCGGGATTGTTCCCAAACTGTGCAACCTCTGCCCGGTCCCTATCGTCTGCCAATAGTTCAAACACCTTGGTAGCAGTGGCTAATTGAGTGTCGTAATGCTCGCCCCACTCTTGCCTAAGCTTACCCTCTGCATCGGTGCGGTTCTGCTTCACCGTTTCTTCACTGGATGCCAAAAACTGCCCGAGTTCATCCATAATGAATTGGACTTGGCCGTTATTGAGCCCTTTACCGTGAGCCCTCGACAGAAAGCTTTTTTCACGCTCGGGGTCAATCTGCGTACCTTCAGGAAGCCCCTTGTATTCAAGCTTGTATCCTGATATGTCCTGTGGCGGGGCTTCTCCTGACCTCATCCGTGTTTCAAGGTGTGCGTAGCTTTTTGCTAATACCCGGGGATCAATCTGCCCATCTTTCAAAAACTTATCAGGGACCAGTTTCTGCCAATCGTCGCCATCCCATGGGTCAGTGCTTTGCCGGCCTACCGCGCCGTCTAACAGCGTCCCCTCTTTCTGTGGTGTCGCTGGCGGGGTTGTCGTCTCCGGCGTCGGTGTTGCTGCTGGTGTTTCTGTCGTTTCCATCATCATCTCCTGTGTCGGTTATGAGCCAACCTGCCTCAGTCAGCCGCCGATGTATTGCCATCTTCCACCTCATCAATCATGGCGCATCGTCTCAGTATGTGCGCTATGACTTCCCGTTGCCCCTCCTTATATGCTGTATGGTAGGGGTCTCCCTGTGCATAACTAGAGCGGTCGTAATAAATAACCGTCAGCTCGTCGAGTATCGACTTGCCGTCTTTATCTTGTTGGAATATCCGATGATATAGTGAGCTAGGCAGCATTACCGCCCCCTTTGGCTGCCGCTTGTAGCATCATTTGACGCTCTCCGTCCTGCTGCATCTGCTGCTGTTGTTGGGCCTGCTGTTGTGCCCGCTGTTCTCTCATTTGTGCTATCACTTTTTCGTCTGGTATTAGCTTTGCTGGCACGCCAAGGTATTTGCCCCGCTCTCTTGCTGCTGCGTCCCAATCGTAGTTGTCGAGGATCTCGGGTTTAATAGGTGCCATGGTGCCGAGGGATGCCTCCATCCTATCCATAGCCTGCACACTTTCCACCATCGCCGCTTTAGCCAGGGGAGAAAGATATTTGATCCGCGCCACTACTTCGCCATCGGGGGGAATGATCTTGCCTGCACGAATAGAAATCATAAGGCAGCGATAAACCAGCCTGGATAGAAGATCTGACTGCACCCTCTCGTACCGTGGCCCAAGTAGTTGCCGTATGAGTTGGGTTCTGATGTGGACCTCATACGCAGTCATGTTAGGGCCTTCTTGCGGCTGTAGCTGGTCGGCCATCATACCTCGTCTGATAGCAGTCTGCAACCTGTCAATCTGTAGATCGCCAGCTTGGAAACTACCCGCCGGAGCCATCGGCCACATGTTATCCTTAGCCGCCATCATAACAACTTTACGCGCACCAACGGAGACGGCTTTAGGGTTGATGACTCCATCATTGACTGCACCCCACATACCAGCCACAGCCATGTCCATATTCTCAAGGGTAAGCTTTACGGTCTCGTTGAGGGTGCGAGTATCAGGAAGGACTTTAGCCACTGCTCCAAGTGCATACGCAGAGCCGGGGATTCGGTTATACCTGGACACAAAAACCGGCAGCTCTTCATATCCGCTATTCCGTACAACTTTCTTTGTGCTCTTTTCGTAATGGATAGACGCAATGGGGAGTTCGAGCGCTGAGGGATTGCTTCGAGGATAGATGCAATGGCAGAACTCTATCTCTGTATCAGGTTCTTTCTCAGCCTTGCCCCTGATCCTGTCCGGTAGCGTGTCGCCAAACTCATTAAGAGCCTGGAGACCGGTCAAGCAATAGTCACGGTAAACTATATCAATAGGTCCGTTGCGCTTAGAGCTGGCTACCAAGATAGATGACAAAGGCCACAACTCTATTTTATATGGCCGCTCTTCGTCGCCGGGTTCTACGTATAGCGCCGCCATACCTGCAATAGCGTAATGGCGGAAATAATCAAGACATTCCTCCGTGATGCCTGAAGCATGGAGGTTGCCCCAAACTGCTTTAGCCATATCATCCAGTTGTGCTGCATTTTGGGTGTTTTCGGGTTGTCCTGCCGGTGTCTCTTCGTCCCACCCAAACCATACAGCGGACGCGGGGATGAGGCCGGAAACGAGGGAAGCCGACAACAGATCAACTGCGTCGGCTAAAGTAGAGTCGTATATTTTGGCTTGTTTAGAGCGAGAGGATGAAACGGATATAGACCCTGTGCCCTGGCTGAACCCTTCGCCTAGAATCGGGTCGGTGTAGTCGTAAGCTTCCCGCCAGTAGGTTTCGTACTTGGCACGGGCCGCCGCCATTCTGTCGCGGGCACTGGCTAACTGTTCGCCTGTGGTCAGGTCCATACGCCCCCTGTGCATATCCTGTTTGCATCTTGTGAATAACTTGTGGATAATTCAGCAAGGGGTATTACTATATAATTATGTATTTGTCAAGTATTATCTTTAGCTAGCACCATGATAAAAACTTGCCGATCTTCTTCACCGATCAACTCTCTCACTGCCTGGTTATCGCTCTCCGGTACTGAAAAGGTGAGGCTGTATCCCCCACCCCTGCTTGTGGTGATTTTAGCCAACGTGCAATGGATCTTCATCACGCTATCGTTTTTTTCCATAGCTCCCCCATGATATTATCAATACAGTGATAGGAGCAGCTGTTTATCGCATCCTTGTTTTATGTAGAATATCAACAGCCATTCGCAAAGACGCCACCTCTGCCTCTATTTGCGTAATTCTTTGGGTCAATAGTTCCGCCCCTTCCATAGGTGTATCAGGCCGTTTGCATGTGCCGCAAAATCGGCCCTGCTTTTTGGGGAACTCTTGCTTGCACCATTCGCAAATCATCTCTCCCTCCTGTGGTCGTCGAACATGGCCTCAACCTCACGAATAGCCTTGCGTTCATAGTAGCAATGAGGGCATGGCATTTCATCGTAGCCATCGTTCATTTTGCCCTTGCCATCGCACCAAGTACAATTCTCCGCTATCTCTCTGCACTCGTTGCAAATGTACGTGCTGTACTCTCCGCCTGGTGTGCATGATCTGCAATTAGCCATTTGTTAGCCTCCACAATTTCAGCCACTCAAACGCGATCCCCGGTGGCCGTCGTCCGTTTCTCCCCTCATCCTCCCAGCTCTGCCAGGTACGGTAAGGGGTGTTGCTCAAGGTGGCTGCTTGCCTCATGGAGAGACCCGCCGCCTTGCGGGCTGTTCTTAGGTCTTTGCTTGCTGTAGCAGGTAACACGTCTTCTAGCTTCGAGAGCCCGCACCCTTCATTGTCCATAGCCGCTCCCTTTGTGATTTATGGCGGGGATATTTCACCAATCCCCGAAAGTACATACGGGGCCACAATTGTTTTCCATCGTTGACATATCCGAGTATTCGCACCAATTCCCGGCGCTGTTCGAAGTCCAGTTTAAGCTTATTATCTACCATTCTCAGCCATCCTTTCTTTTATGCGCTTATGCACGTTGATATTAGGGCACAGCTGCCAACCAAGAACATCGTCATAATGCATTACGCTCTCAGGATAGCCGTTTATTGTTCGGCCTTGGTAAATATACCTTTTTCGTCCCCATGGCATATCAAGCTCTATTAACTTCCAGTCGTAAGCCTCTCTGTGCGCCTCATATTCGTAATAATGACAATTCAAATAGTAATCATCACTGCCCTCGCCAGGATAGCCGCCCATCATCCCATCCTTGCCATAAGAAGGTCAAAGTCGGAGTTATCTTCTTCTGCCACCTTCGGCAGTTGTTCCATCAGTTCATCTATTTGTGCCTGGATAATTTCAGCCTGCACGTCATCCGCTGCGTCTCTGGCTTCAATCAATCTTTTAATTTCTGCGCCGATGTTTTTCATTTCCCACCCCCGTAATTTGTTATCTGAGTCACATTATACACGCTTTGTGCATATTATCAAGGAGGAAAATGTGCATTGTGTCGTTTTTTATTTTCCCTCGTGATAACTGCGGCTACACCGGGCGAGCCGGTGAGCCTTGGTGTTATGTAACCTTATCCTTGAGGCACCCAAAAGCGATAGTCCGCATATCCTCAAGGTGCCGCTCCGTTGCCGACAATTGGCCGACACTGCCTTGTCCAGCAGAGGGCCGAAATCCACAATCCCAAAGGGAGTTCATCAGCCCTTGCGCCATCTCGGAGGAAAGCTGAATCGGAGTCGGCAGAAATTCCCCATCTTTCACGGGCTCCAACTCAATATACTTGCAAGCTGTCCGAGTTTCCCTATCCATGATGCGTATTTCAATGTCGTCACCCCAGTATGCCGGTTGCCGCGTTGCTCTGATTTCAATCATGCCAATATCCTTTCTTAGTATCAGCGCCGGTTACATAACCAACGCTGTCTACCATATCGCGTAAATCCGCGAACGGTGACGCTCACGCGTTATCCTTCCCCCAACTTCCGCCCCATATCCCGCCACATTTGGTTATACTCCGCTATTAGCCGCTCAGGGTCTTTGCCGTACTTCGCCCAGAAAGTCTTGCGTCCCATCCCTGGGTCTTCCATTCGCCCGTGGTGAAAATAGCAGAGTGGGATGCCTCGGTAGTCTGAGCACTGTTTACCTTTCATCCCTTTCCCCGGTTCGTTTTCGTGGTGCATAACTACATCCCCGAAGCATTCGTGATTGTCGATGCAGCACCGTTGCGCCTCGATGTGCTTTTTGTAGTCCTTGTCGCGGGGTGTAATTTGCTTCCACAGAGACCTCATGCCTGCACCTCTTCGAATCATTGGTATTTGCCGAGCCATACAACCGCCGATATGTCACTAAGTTTGCCTTCGGTAGCTCTGCCAGTTGAATACCAGGAATTTGCTACCATCCTCATAAAAGCGGTCCATAATCCGATGTCCAATAATCTCCTCGAGCTGCTTTATTGTGAGGTTGCTTATTAGGATGGTTGGCCGTCTTTTTTCGTAGCGCTCGTTTATGACCTCAGTAAGATAAAGCAATTCTGTCGGGCTGCCGAATTGGACACCTACCTCATCAATTACTAAAAGGCTTGGCTTGATAAAGGAGTCGATCACCTCTTGTTCTCCTTCTTCCTTATCTCTCCAGGAATCCTTTATCCTTCTGACGGCCTTAATTGCTGTGGTGTGTGAGCAGGTAAAAGCTTTTTTTATAAGTTCCTGGCATATAATCGCCGCAAGCATATTTTTGCCCGTACCAGGTGAGCCAATCAGCAAGAGATTTTTACCAGATTTAGAATCAAAATTTTCAGCGAACGCCTTACACTCTATAAATACCTTTTCTGCGTGGGCGCTAACGGGTTTATAGTTTTCCCATGTCATACCGATAAACCTTTCA